TAGTGTTGGAACATTCGCATTGTCAGTTCTTTTGAGTGTTAGATGAGGAGTTGCACCTTCTGTGTGTAATTCATCAACCACAGTTACACCACTTGATGACGTATTCAACTTTTTAACATTATCGTGATAAAGTTCAACTGCCCCATCGGCAACACCCTTTATCATGGTTTCTGAACCGCTATCTTTACCAAGTATCACATTGTTGTCACTCTGTAGGAAAAGGTTTCCGGTTCCTGTTTCTCTTATGATTGAATGGCTTCCATTGTGGAATATCTTTAGGTCATCGGCGTCACCAACTCCTATATAGTTGTCAGTGGTACTGCCATCGTCTACTGATAAAATGCCTACGACTTTTACTTTACCTGTGCCTGCCGCTGTAAGTTCTAGATTGGCGTTGGAAGCCGCAGTTGTAATTGTGTTGTCTGTAAGGCTTATTCCGTCAATTGTAGCACCACTTTGAAAGGTTCCTGTGCCGTCAACTATGAGATTCTCATTGATGTTGATCGTGCTACTGTCTGAACTCGAGATGGTTGTGCCAATTACACTTATGCCTTCTATGTCCACACCTGCCGTTCCGTTACCTGTGATGGTGACAGATGAATTTGTGGTCAGTGACGTTATGTTGTCACTGTTTACAGACAGTGCGTCTACCTCCACTATACCTGTTCCGTTGGGCTGAATAGATATGTCACCGTTGGTGACGCTAGTGGTAAGTTGACCATCTGCGGCATTTCCTACGAAAAGTTCTTCGAAATTCGTGTTGATCTTGTTCATGGCGGTACGCAAAGTATCGCCTGTTGCCGGGTTGCCCAGTGTTCCTATGTCTATGATTAATCTTGCCATATTACTTTTACGAGTATTTATTAAATAATACTGATGTTCATAGAAGCATTAAAAACAATGCGATTGTACGAGCGCCAATCAAAACTTGGCATATATCACACATTTCATAGGAAAAACACAGTATTAGTTTTCAAGTGTGATTCATGTGGCGTGACTTTCCTTAGGCCTAAGGCCAAAGTAGATCCAGAACGTGCCACCAATGACTACAAGCACGTTTGCCCACATTGTGACACCAAGAAGTTTGCACAGAAGGTTGGTGTGAAAATGCGTAAGGTCTACAAACTGGACGCCAGTAGCACTAAAACCCTATAGGATCTTCCACTTGATGTCATCTCTTTGCCCTGAGATCCATCGTTGTAAATCGGCATAGATTCCACACTTGATGTTTTCTTGATCGAAGTACCATCTCAAGAACGGATTGCCCTCCAGGTATTCCTTGCGATTTATAAAGTAGAAGTTGGTTCCCGGGTACTTGCGGAATGTCTGTCGCAGTTGATACATCCACTCGTATTTCAGGTAGGCCTTCATGCTGGCCCGGGTTGGGTAATTTGGTGAATTTTTGTATATGTTGTTCTGTATCCTGCTTGGTCCTTCCATCTCCCACTGTTGGGCACCCATGATGTCGAAAGCCATTATCACTACATTCTTTATTCCTGATTCTGCCGCCATCAGCACAGCGGAACAGCCACTTCCTCTTGCAAGTGAAAAGTCAAGTGTTTTGATCTGTCCCATTTTCTTGACATCACCACCCCTCCATATCCTATAGACTTTCAATCCCTCCGGCATGTAATTTTCATCATCACTGTCGATGACGTAGTTCCATTTTGAAATGTCATTTATGCCATGTATTTTTGGAGACTCTTTTCCGTTGTTGTGCCATTTGGCCAGTTCGTCATACATGGGAGGATTCACAGCGACTATGTGGTCACACAACATAGGATGATCCCTATAGATTGCGTTGCATCCATACACGACTCCGTGTCCTTTTAAATTTTCTATTGGAAAAATATTTCTTGACTCACCGTTGCCTATTATGAAAGCGGTATCCATTAAACTCCAAAGGATTCTCCACAGCCGCAACCGGAAGATGCGTTAGGATTTGTTATTTCAAACTGAGAGCCAAACACTTCTTCTTTCCAGTCTATCTTGGTGCCTGCCACATACAGCATACTTGCGTCGTCAACTACGAATTTGCCTGTGTGCCAATCTTCCGTATGGTCGTCTGGGCCAACGTCCTCTTTTTTATCTATGAATCCCCACTTGTACTTGAATCCTGCACAGCCGCCTCCCGTAACCATTAGGCTGACCGCGTACTTGTCTGGCTGTTTTTCCAACAACTTCTCTATTTGATTCTTTGCTTCATCTGTGATATCAAACCATTTCATACTAATAATTATGCCTATCTTTTCCCACTATTTTGAATTCCCACTGACATCCAGAATCTTGTGGCATCCTTTTTCTTTTGAAAACTCATGTAAGCGTTTTGGTTCTCCCAGTGATTCTTGGCATCGAGTATTTCACCCACTGGTTCGAACCACCAACCCCACTTGCCTTCACAATTGATCTGGCACCACTCTATGCATTCTCCCATAACGCCATTGCTGTTTAGGTCGACGTTGTACCTGAACTTTTGCATGTAACCACAATCATCCGGTACCTCGGTCAACTCCGGCTTTATTCTTTTAACTTTCACTTTACCGTAACTTGCCATTATTTCCAGTTGTCAACTACAAATTGATCGGCACATTCCATTGGATTGGGTTTGCCATGGAACACCGCGACCTTGTTTCCCTTTTTAATCTTGGCCGGCGTCCTGAAGTAACTTTTTCCATCTTTTGTCAGTAATTTTGTGTCCTTGAATCCCACCATCTCCCATTTGTATGATCTTATCCATTCATCAGGCCACCAGTTGATGTCATTCTTTGCAGACTTCATGATCCAGTCTTGGTCTCCGTGGTTCTCACGCATTATCCTGTTTGTGTTGTTTCTAAAATCATTCCATAGGTAATGCATCTGCCCGGACTCCCAACGCATGACACTGGAGTTTGACTGTTTCCAGTCTGGCACCCTACATCTGTTGAAGTCTCGTATGATGTTGAACTTCCCTGAGTTGTGTGTGAACAGTGAGTCTATGTTATCAAATATCACCACGTCCAGGTCAAAGAAAAGTATGTTGCCTCGCAATGGCATGTCGGGCGAAAACATCCAGAGTTTGCTCCACCAAGAATGTATGCCTGGTTCTTTTGGCAACCTCACAATGTTAACATCTGGATCGATGCCTGCAGGATCATCTGTAAGGCAGTGGAATTGGTATGGCACGGTGGTGTGCCGGGCCACCATGTTCTTGAGAATGTTCACATATGTTGACACGTATTTGTTACCCCACTTGACACATACCACGTGATTTTTATCCATTGCCCAGTGCCTCCATCTGTATCTGTTTCCAGTCGTCACTGTCGAGAGTGTAGGGATAGTCCGTTTCAATCGTTGGACCATATATGGTTCTGATACTGGTGATGTCTAAGTTATCACTCATTATTCTATGTATCTTTTCTATGGAAGCGTTGGTGCCAAATGTTCTCTGTAGGTCCACTTGGCCTATCTTGATATATCCCAGGGATAGTTTAGGGTCATCCCAGTCATATCCGTTATCTTCTAACCACACTCGGTATTGGTCCATTTCTTTCTTTTTGAAATCATCATCTTCGGTTATGGTCTTGCCCCATTCAACATCAAACTCTCCTGAATAATATCTTTGATGATTGACCTCTGAACACATGGCCTCGGTCATTTTGGGTGCATGTTCATCTCTGAAAACTTCATACAATGTTTTGCCCACCTGGCTCCAGTGCAGGTACACACCGCCTAACTCCCGGTCATATCTATTTTGTTTGAACAGTTCAAAGTCCTCGTCTTGTAAATCATGTCTCGGTGCCTTCAGAAACGTTGTTATCTGTGAAGGCCTCATCCATTCGGGTTCAAATGCTTTTTTACGATCTGAGTTCACCCAACTTTCGATTTCATGACAAATATTGTTCAGTTGCCGTATGGCATATTTTGTTTCATTGTCGGCCTGTTTATAAAATTCAGATGCCTTCCATGCAGTTCCTTGCAGTTCTTCGAAATACCTGTGCAGTTTATTACAGGCTTCGTGTTTCAACCTCTTGCCAGGTGTCTTGGATTCGTCACCGTTGACCGCCTTGCCTATTGGCAGTGAACTGCTGAATTGGAAATCATCCACACTAAAAGGATCTATTTTTTCATAGGCGGGCGTAAAATTATACGAATTAATCTTGGCAATGTTCTTGTTGAGTTCTCCAACTAGATAACGTAGGTTTCTCTTGGAGTCCGCAAAACCTAGGAAGCAGAAGTTCTTTTCTAGTATCCTTTGCTGTTTAAGATTGTCCTTCAGAGCCGACAGCCACCTGTGTCCAAGCGGAGTGTCGTATATTTGGAAGTAGTAGGCCCTGTCACGCAGGCCTACCCTAACCATATCATGTATAAATTTATTCTTTTCTGTAGATGGCACTGTTGGCTCCGTGTTCCATACACTCGACACTTTCTACGAAGCATCTGCCATCTGTCTTTTCCTTGATTAACTGGTCGGCAAAGTCAAAAGCGTGTTTGGCAAACATTTCAGCACCGACACCATCGAAAATCCTTACTTCAGCAAGGTCGTGATTTTCAAGATCCTTTAGCCTTTCCAGTTGTGGATCATTCTTGTCCAAAGCCAGTTTGTGATCGAACTTGTCTTCCAGCCATGCCTTTAGAGGTTTCAATCCGCCAAAGTCCACCGCCCAGTTTTTGTTGTCAAGATCGTTGCAACCAAATGTGAATCTGAAGGCAAGGCTGTATCCATGTAGCAAATGGCAATGCGAGTGATCTGCGTTAGGTTGTCGGAAAACACAGGCCAGGCCTATGTTGTGTCCATATGTTTTAGTTGAGTAGTAAGTCATCGTTTCTCCTAGTTTTGATGACTTGCAGAATTTTTATAGAGGGTTGAAAGTCTTGAGTCCTCTTGATCATCAGTTTAACTTTTTATTAACCTGTTGATCTAGATCCATCTGAAACGCGGCATCTCTGATACGATCAGTTAAATCGTTTGGTATATTTAACTCACCGTCGATAATACTCTTGAGAAAGTGTATCAACACAGAGAACTCAGGCCTGTTTGAAACTGTTTCAGGATCAATGCCGTTGATCTCCATTGCGTTCAGCAGTGCTTCAGACGTGTCCACCAATGCTTTCATGCCTCTGTTGTGTTTTTCAAACTGTGGCATTAGGTTATGATACTAGGTTTCTTCGGCACTTCGATGGTGCTAAAGACCCTGTTGTACTCCTCTTTGATCTTATCATTGATGTATGCCAGTGATGTGATCTTGTCTTTTGCAATATTGATTGGTTTGTCCTGTTGTGCGGTAGAGAAAAATGTTCCGAACGCCAAACCCTGTGGGCCTTGCATTAGGACAAGTGCTTTCTCTATACTGATGTATGAGTCTGCTCCGCTTTTGTATTGTGCAATCACTTCTTCTCCCGAAGCAAGTTTCAGAGTTATGAGATCTCCATCTTTTATATTTTCAAACATAATGCTATTATAAACTATCGTAGGTGTTTGTCAATCATCAAATTCGAAAATATTATCGTATTTGTCATTTAAATATTTTTTGAGTTCCTTGTCCTTTACATCAAGTGGTATTGTGCCCATGAAAAAGATATCATAACTGTCCGATCCATATTTTCCAATGCCGTGTAGGTCTTTGACCTCCCAACCATCCCAGTTGAGGTATTCCTCTGTCATCCGTCTGATCCTTTTTGGTCTCACGTTCCACATTCCCAAAGGTTTCAACATCTTCTGTTGTGTCTTAAAACTTCCACGAAGGTATGCTTTTGGAGTAGGGTATCTGGCGAAAAGTTTTGGTAATATTATTTTAACGTGTTTCCTGTGGGTTTGGTTAAGACATATTACAGCAACCATGTGCTTCCATTCCTTGTGAGGTTCCCGCAACTGTTCCTGGACCATCAGGTGATCCACCATTGGTTTGATCATACTGTAATTGTATAGGTTATTTGCTTTTTGTCAACTGTGTATTGATCCATTTTGCAAGACCAAGATAAGTGTCTTGGAAAACATTGTCGTGTGCTTTCCATTCCTCAGGCATCGCCCAATTTTCCTCGTTGACTATGATCCATCTGCATTCGGAGTGTTCAAAAAGTTTATTGAATTGGTATATCCAATAACTAGGATCAACGGGTCTTTTGATATAGGTGTAACCTTTGCTTCCTTTATAAATGTTGTTCACGTTCTCAGGTTTCTTCTCTTTGCCCAACCCATAAAGGTCCATACCAACTAGGAATATTGCTTTAGGTTTAAAGGTCATGCCTACCAGAGCCGCAAATTGTCCGGTACCCCAATGGAATGGATCGTCTTGCCTTTTATCACCTTCATATGGTAAGTCAGGAACGCATTTCACATTTGGCCAATATGCAAACTGTTTGTACCAATTTTCTCTGGTGTAGATGGTTGTGTTTTTACCAACCGTGTTGGCGGCTTCTTGACACATGTGCCTGTCACAGGCAACCACGTACTCGAGATTGTGATCCCTGAAAAGTGCGTTGCACCCCACCATGGTGGTAACGTTTTTCAATGGTGTGATATCGAAACCTCGCCTACTTTCACCGTTCCCTATTACGCTAACATACTTGGTCATAATCGTATTTAATCACCCCTTTAAACGCACACAGACGCCTGCACACTGCTGGTAAAAGTCAAAGGCGATAAGTTGTGCATATCACTGATTTCCCGTCACTAGATGCCATACGGTGCGATATTTGTCCCATGCTTTTTGGAGTGTTGGATACTTTCTCCGCAGTGCTATTGCTTCTGCATTTACCATGTCCGCTTCTTCATATGCCTGTTCCTCGTCCTTTGCCTGCTGTGATTGTTCAACCAATATCCTGTCACCATTTGGTAATTGTTCGTACACAGTCTCGCCACCATCTGGCGAAACATAAATTGGGTTGTGTTTCTTTTTTACCATTAGTAATATTTGCTATGGTCACCGCTTGGATGAGCGTGTCTCATGCCTCCTATTTTTTTAGAATCATTTTTATGTCTGGGTATGAAATGTATGTGAGGCCACATTATTGTTTGCCCGGCACACAATCCTATGTTCATACCAAGGTTGAATCCATCTATCTTACTTTTTTTGATTAGGTCGTTGCCGTAGTCATAGGCCATACCGTAAGACCTTCCTATGAAGTGCGAATTATTTTCTTTTGGAATAAAAAGTTTGTGCCCTGGTACACAAGGATATTTGTCATTGAATACAAATGTAAAGTCTGACTCCATAATAGGTGTGTCATTGCCAAGCCATATTGCTTCGTCTACATTATCAACTGGTTCATATTCTTTCTTGTAGATAGGTTTTTTGGATGGCATTTGTTTTTATTATTCCTATCTTTATATTACTTGAATTTGGACGATGTTGCAACTGAATTTTTTGCCAATATTTTGTTTTGCTGACGGACTTGTTGTGTTCCAAGACACCAAGCAAATTTACCAGAGCCTTTCTCACTTTCTCTGCACCGCCGTGTTTCTTACAGGTGTCCGATCTTCCTACATGAACGACTTTGTCTCCAATTTTTATCTTGTAGACACAAGGCAGTCTTATCCATTTGGTCTTTGGGTTCTTGTTGTGCTTTATCTTGAATTTTTCAATCGTGTAAAGGTCTTCGATGTTGTACCATTTAATATCTGACATTTTTAATGCCTAACTGTGCGTAGACCTTTTGCACCTTTTTGGCTTGGAAGTAACAGTCTTCTAGTGCGTTGTGTAAGCCAGTCCTCTGCTCGTTGGGGTCACGTGGCACCAGACTAAACAGTGTTCTTGAATCTCTAATCTGCCAATACTGCCAAGGTTGTGGGTGTCCTAATTGAGCGTATATGTTTTGCAGTATCGCATAATCAAAAAGAGGACCTTGACACCAGAACACGTCAACGCCCACACACCACTTGTTGATTGTTTTAACCATCTCATCCAAAGATATCCTGTCCCGGTCGCCCAGTGCCTCTTCCATTATCTCAGGATCCTGTCGACCCCACCAATCGAGGGTGTCTTGCATCACGTCTCTGCCCATCTCTGTCTGTGAGTCAACGTCCACACGGAAGTACATTCCCTGGGCAGGTTCTACCGTTGTGTATGGATCAAACTTAACACCACCAACGGTCAGTATTGTGGCGTTAGGATTTGTGGATAGTGTTTCCAGATCTATCATTGCGTGGATCATGCACAATTATACTATGGAAATTTGGCAATGTCAATTAGGTCTCGTCAGTGATGTCGTAATGATCTTGGTATTTTTTGAATTCGTCCTGTGTCAGACACCATATTTCTCCGGAACTTTCAGGCCATTTCTGCATGGCATATTGCTTGACTTCTAACCCTGCCGACTCACAGTTTTGCTGTGTGTCATACAACTTGGCTTCGTACACGCTTTCGCAAGATCCTGCCAGACACATATAGACTACCAAAATAAACTTCATAAAAGTATTTACTGTGTAGAAATTTTGGTAATACGGGCACTTCATAAATATACACACATTATGGATTTCGTAACATTAATAAGAGACGTGGGTTTCCCAATAGCGGGAGCCATAGCGGCAGGTGCCTTTGTGTTCATCACACTGAAGTTTATACTGGCTTCTGTAACAGGATCAGTTAACTCACTGAAAGCAATAATAGGTGCTCTGGACAATAGAGTGCAGACTATGAACAATGACCTGGTCAAAATTGATGCACTTTTAAGTTACGTATTGAAGATCAGACCCAACGCAGACAGGATAGCGGCGAACGAAGGAAAGAACGATGCTAGACGCGACTAACGATATTGTAACAGTAATCAAGGATTTTGGATTCCCTATAGTGGCCGCCATGGGACTGGGTTACTTTGTTTTCTACATATGGAAGTGGGTGACTGAAGAGATCAAGCCTGTGCTTGGCGATGCCAGTTCTACGCTCATCAAACTTGTGGACAGGATCAGGATGTTGGATAATGACATGATAAGACTGAACACA